CCATCGCCGCAGCCGCTGCTTGGGCTGTTGCCATATCTTCATCAGGAGTTTCAGGTTCAGGTGTAGGATCAGGTTCAGGTGTAGGTGTAGGAGTAGGGGTAGGTGTAGGTGTAGGAGTAGGGGTAGCAGGTATGCTACTGGAGAAACTACCTTGGCTCACCGTGCTCCCAGGAGGGGCGTCGGCTATTACAGCATCTCTCATCCGGTTTATAGCAGCCTGGATAGCCGCTTGTACGTTCTGGCCTGACCTAGTGGCGTTTGCTGCTATATTTACTACCTGGTCTATGGTAAGTCCACTCCCTCCAGACTTGATTCCGTCCTGGTTAGTGGTGACTAGCATGTCAAAGGCCCCTAGAGACGAAGCTAGGTCCACCGCATTGACCGGACTCTCTCCCGGTGGGGGAGTTGCGGGTCCTGGGTCCTCTCCTACATATGTCTTTCCATCTCTTTGATATGTCCCTTCGTCTCCTGGTTTGGGTTGCCAACCTTCTTGGGATGTTGTCCGGACCCCGTATTCGGCCAGCACATCTTCTACTGGTTTGTAGGTCTGGGTGATGGAGGAGAACGCCATTCCGGGTCCGGGTCCTGGTCCGGGTTGTCCTGTATCGGTGGGGGTGGCTGTTGGTGTGGCTGTGGGTCCTGATGGACCTATCCCCAGTGGTCTCCCGGTTGATAATGATTGCTGGAACCTCTCCATAGCTGACCGGAGGAATTCCGGCTGCTCCCCTACCCTTCTCATCTCTCCCTTCTGGCGGGTCTCCTCGGCGACTATGGCGTCTTGCATCACCAGACTGGCTTCCCCTCTTGCTAATCTGGAGAGGGTGGTTATGTCTGCCGGGGACTTGGCGTACTGGAGTGCCATATTGAGAGCGTCGGTGGCTGAAGGGCGGTTCTGGAAGTCATACAGTGCGGTGGCGGCTTCCCAGTTCCCGCTGGTGATGGACTGCACGATGAGGTCCTGCATGGAAGGGGTCTCTTCGGGGTAGGGTTTGAGGTCTCCCGTGCCTGTCCTTATATAGCGTTCCCCGCCTATGTATTCTACGGCGGCTGGGGGATTGGGTTCGTCTATGGGCCAGGGTATTATCTGACCGTTACGGTTGATAACCCGTTCCCCACCTATGAACTCTACCCTGTCTGCTACGGTGGGTTCATCAGCAGCGGTGGGACGGATCAGATTCCATTGGTTCTCGCCTGTCTGCACCAGGTTCCCTAGGGACTTTCCATCAGGGCCGGTGACCGGGGTGGTGGCTCCTGTAGGGGTGAAGGGGGTTCTCGCCTCTGGTGGTGTCACGTCTATGAGTTGATTACCGAACTGGAGGAATTTCCTGCCGGGTACTTCTGCGAATTCTACTGGTTTGCCTTCTATGGTGGGTCTGGTCTTGGAAGTTACCCAGTGCTGATTCCCAAGACGGACTAGAATCTGGTCCGTGCCTTCTATGTCTTCAACTTCCAGGGTTTCCAAGGCGGGTAGGGTAGCATCATCACCACTTATAGATGCTCTACCTTTGTATTCACCGTTGAAGTAAATCGCCATCTGGTCCGTGCCTTCTATGGCTTCGGTGGTGATGCCAGCCTCATTCTCCAGCAGTACAGCTTCCCAGCCGGACCCTGGAGTATTGGGGTCTACCAGGCTCGGATTCCATTTAGGCACCCAGGTCCCAGGCTTAGTACCAGAGGCTCGGATGGCAGCATTTATCTCTTGTTTGGTCCCGGAGTTCACAGCATTTGGGATGATCCTCTCCCTTGCTATCTCTTCCCCGGCTGCGTTCCGGTAGATATAGACGTTGCCCACAGGACCAGACTTATCCGTATCTACCTTTATACTCTGTGCGCCTGGTGCTATCGGCCTTAGATAAGTAGCGTACTGCCCATTATCCAACGCTATCTCTATGTGGTCCCATTGCCTCAACTTGTCCTCAGAGGTAATCGTCCGTATCCTATCTTCCCCCTTTTCTATCACACCAATGTAAACATCCCACTTACCCGTGGTTGTGTTTAATTCGTACCTAGCGTTTTTATTCCCTTCTTTCTTGAGAATCGCTACGTCTTCTTTGGCATCTTCCTCGGTGTCCCAACTCTGATCTGGGTCCATATCTACACCCCACCATTGATGGACTTAACCAACTTCATAGCCTCTTCCACGCCCATCTTCTCCACCACCCTGCGCCTCTCCTCCTGGGACATCCCGCTGAATCTCTTGGCGGATTCCTCAGAATTCAGCCTGTCCGACATGAACGGGGGGACTTTGGAGTCTTTGGAGTCCCTGGTTAGCTGTTTATATTCCTGGACCAACTCCAGGATGGCCTCGGTGAACTCGTTCCTCTGTGGCATGTCTTACCCCTTCCTTATGTTCTAGGACCCAACTCCTGCCGCTCTATTGGCTCCGGTCCTTCCTGGAGAAGCTACTGATGGGGTCAATGGCTGGCGTAGTTGCTGTGCCGCCCCCTGGATAGAATTAGCCCCTTGTTGAGGGGAGGTCCTTCCCATAGACTGGGCCAGTGGCTGACCATCCGGACCCAGGAGTTGGGACCCTTCCCCTCCTCCAAGTGCTCCGTCGAACTCCCCTTCCATCACCTCGTTCAGTAGGTCTTCTATGCCCATCTCCTTCGCTGCCGCCATCGCCATGAGCATCTGGACCCTGGGCATCTTCCTCACGAACATCTTTAGGAGGCGTTTGCGGCGTTCCGTAACGTCTTCTGCCTGGGCGTATTCCGTCCAGTAGGTCTCGTCATCCAGAAGCCCCTGTCCTACCTCTGCCAACCCAAGCTCCCGTAGCTGTAGCTGGAACACCGGGTCAACGGCGTTCTGGAAGGTCACACGCAAAGAATAGTCCTTCTCTATATCGGCGGGGCTGATGTCGTGTCCTTCTACCATAAGGCTCATCTTCAACACGTCTATGGCCTGGAGTATATGTGACCCGGATGAGGTAGCCAGGTGCTCTAGCTGCTTCATGGGGGCTATGAACCTCCTGGCTGCTGCGGTGGAGAGGATAGCCTGTTGCCCTACAGTAGACACCCCAGGCTCCTTCTGTCCGGTAGACACCCGTGAGTAGGTAGCCATCTCTATGTCTCGTTCCAGGGCCTCTTCCGCCATGAACATCCAGCGGGTGTAGTTCGGTACGTCCTGCTGCCAGATGGAGTCCCTACCAGCTACCTCCACTACTTCTCCAGAGGCTTCCTGGTTAAGGATTTCGGCGGCGTCCTCCGTGGTGTAGCGTTTCGGCCATGTAGCCTGCATCAGGGAGTTATGTCTTCCTGCCTGGGCCTGGGCCGACGCTTTCAGATCAGGGAGTATATGGTCCAGCATCCCCACAGCCAGGTACGCCGGGTCCTGGTCCGGGTAGTCAGTAGGTTCCTGTCCGAACCCGGAGAAGGCGTGGGAGTACGGATTGAACCCCCAGGTGTTCCTCTCCACATATATGAGTTCCCGCTTGGCTACCAGTGCATGCCAGTCACAGGACCAGTATTCCATTATCTCAACCAGTTCAAAGGGGTTGGTGCCGACCTCAAACATGGTCACATCACCGGGGGAGCCTCGTTTGGGCTGTCCTGCCTTCTGCCCGGTCAGGTGCATCCGGTTGGCGGTCTGCTCGTACAGGTCTTGAGCACGGGACATACCGACACGGACAGCGGCCCTTGGTTCTTTCTGGGAGGGATCGAGAAGTACACGGGCTGGATGTGGAGCACGGGTGCGGAATGGCATGAGTGTCTTCTTCTGGTGTTCCCAGACCGTCATGCGGCGTTCAAACTCGTTCTCTTCCTCACCCCGGCGTCTCTTGGGTTTCTCACGGCTCTTTCTCAGGTCCAGAGCGGATATGGAGTCCTCTACCACGGCGTAACCATATAGTAGTAGGTGCTTCCCCACCTGTTTCCATGTCAGTGACGGCTCCAGTAGCTGGGCCTCCCTCATTATGGCGGCGAGAGCGTTCTCCACCTGGTCTGCCCGTTGCTTGTGTTCTTCAGCACGTCCTATCGGGAAGCGTTTGACCAGTGGCTCAAAAGCGAGTTGCTGGTCCACTGCCCCGTCCACTATAGAACGGGCACGGGCCGGTTTCAGCCACTCAGGGCGTTGGGAGCCTTCCGGCCACATGGAATAGGTGAGGTTATAGTAGGAATCTATCTGACGCCATTTCTGGTGGCAGGTCCGGCTCCATATCCCATACAGATAAGAGCGCATGGAGTCGATATAGCTGGCGTCCGGTTTCTCGTCAAGCGGCATATTCACCAACCAAATACATTCATTCTTGTCCGGGTGGTCCCGACTGCCTCTGGTTCACGGTCTGGACCCATCTCAGTGTACTTATCATAACGGTTCATGATACGCCCAGAAAGTCCCCTGGCCCTGGTAGCGTGTTGGCGTATCTGCACAGCTATCCCCACAGTTAGCGGGTAGTCGTCGTTGGCCCTCAACTGCGCTTCTATCCTGCCCTTCTTTTCCGGGTTCTTTATCACCTCATAGAACTGGGACAGCCCCCTCTGTGAGAAGACGGTTATCGCACGGTTAGCCACCAGGTCTATGAGATCAGACCATAATGTGAAACGACTCCCACGGGTCCTCAGACTGGCGGTGTCATATGTGTGCCACCCGAACTTACCTTCATCACGGGCGAATAACCTGGGGTATTTCAGGTCCTGGGCCACGGATAGCGTCTGTATCCCCCAGTCGTTGTCTTCTATGCCCCAGATCGGGTTGCCGTATAGCTCCAGCAGGTCTACGGATGCGATTGCCAGGTCCGAGGGTCCGAGCCTGGAGTCCATTATATCCGCCACCACGGACTCGGTTGTGGAATCGAACACAACTGTCACTGAGTAGTCATTCCCGGTCCCGTGTGACGTATCCGTAGCCGCCGTGTATTTCTGTCCCGGAACGCACTGTTTATATATGTTGGCCGTAGTGAGAGCCGCCGCACCACCCACCTCTATGACGGATATAGGCTCCATACAGCGTAGCTTGAGGTCGTTCAAGGCTTCCCGGTTAAAGGCAGCAAGTGTCCTGGGGGGTGCTAATGCCTCTTCCTCACTAGCAGGGTATTCCTTCTCAAAGAGGGAGATGTCGTCGTATTCCTTCCTCCGGGCGTCATACCATGCCTGATCTCGTCCCGGACGTACATCCCACCCGTAGAACAGCTTGGTGAACGTGCCGGACCTAGTTTCCATCTTCTTCCTCTCCGGGCTTGTCTGCTCCCCTGTAGAGACGCTTGAAGAGGCTGTCTGCGTTTGTCGGGTTGGAAGTGCTCACCAGTATCAACTGACCACCCGTGTCATCCAGTGTGGGCTTCACAGCGTTGTAGTTCTCTTCCAGGTGGGGGTGGAAGTCAGCCTCATCGAACACGGCCCTGGTTGCGGTGTAGGACCGCCCCGCCTTCTGTGTGGACGGCAGCGCACGAATCCAACTGTCTATCTGCGGGAACACGAGTTCCTGCTGGTTGTCCAGCGACTTCACCGGCTGTTTGATCTCCGAAGGCAACCACTGATATATGTACTTCGACTTCCACAGTAGCTCCTTGCACTCCTCCTCCCCCTGGCTGAACTCCAACAGGTGCGCTCCCGGACTGAACATAGCCGAGTGCAGGAAGTGTGCCGCTATCAGCCATGACGCCCCGGTCTGCCTACTTTTGAGCCATATCACTAGCTGGTCGTTCTCCAGCACCCGTATAGCTTCTTGCAGGTGGGGCCACAACTCAAACTGTATCTTGCCCCTACCAGGAGGCGGCTCCAGTATGTAAACGAACCGCAAGAACCCTGATAACGTCCTCTGCGCCAATAGAAGCTGTGCGTGGTACTCCAGTGCGGCTACATCTACAGCTTGCATCAGGACCCCGCCGCAAGGTATTCCCGTGCTTCTGTGTCAGGGGTAGGGTATATCACCACCCCGTCTAGTTCGATACTTATTATCTCATCCAGGCTTCCTGACTCTACCTTCTCGGTGTCACCATCCATATAAATGATGGTCATGATCGTAGGTGTGTTTCTGATTTTGGGACCCACTATCCTTGGGACTCCTTTTGTGTTCTAGTTCACGATTTAGATCAGATGTTGACCGCTTGACCTGAAGGCCCACATAGAGAGATTTCCTCGGGGTCTGGGGGGTCCCAGGGGCCTAGGGGTAGGTCGAGATTGTGATATTATTCACACTAGGCGTGGCTAGGAATAGATTCAGCCTCCGGAAATAGATTTATTCGAGGCTAGGAAATAGATTTATTTCCATCTATTCAGGCTCAACAGCCTCAACAGGCTCAACAGGCTCGGAAATAGATTTATTTCCATTGGCTATAGCCTCAAGTTGAGATATGGAAAGCTGATTGAGACGATACGCTACATCCGGAGAGATCGCGGAATCATCAGATAGAAATAAATCTATTTCCATTGGTGGTTTGCCAAATCCTCTATCTAATAATCGGTCCGCCGCCACCAACATATCTCCCGGTTTGCAATATATCTTCCGTTCTTCTCCGTTTATCTTACGAATTACAACACCTGAGAGTATTTCCAGATATAAATCAACTAATATCCTTCCATTTCCGGTAGATTCCCTAATCAATTCGGCTAGATTCCGGCTTAATCCGGCATTATTCTTGATTTTAGGCGTGATTGTAGTCATTTCAAGCATAAAATATCCCAAAAATAGCCTCAAAACAAGCCTGACCAACAATGCTCAAGCCGGGAATAGATGGAAATAGATTTATTTCCCACGCCTAGAAACGAATTATTTTCTAGGTCACAAATCAGCCTAAAAACATGTTGACATTAGACGTAGACAAGCATATATTTGTGTCGGACAGAACCGCATAACTCCCAAACAGACCAAACGGAGGCTCAAAACAGAAAACAGACAAGCCAAACAGACTTAAATAGTAGGTCATCCGGGAATCGAGAGATTTTAGGACTAGAGTGGCTGACCACTCCAGATAGCAAACCTAATTTGGACTAGCAACCCAACCCACAATCCTAATCAACCTACACAATCCAAGGTTAGGCGGTAGCGACGTAATAGCTAGAGAGTGCCAATGCTTAGATTGGCGGTTCAAGAGTCAGAACCGAAAACTTGGGGATTGCCAGGTTAATGACTTAGCCAGACTGATTGTTTCCGGAGAAATAAAACGGAGGATAAAAGTTAAATAGAAACCGGATGAGACTTACCACGACATATTGTCCGATTGTCTGGGAATGGAATAGACAACCATTCAGGAATCAAACCAATGGCAAAAATTATTTTGAGAGGATTAGAAAATGGGAAGAACCGCAGGTGCAAAAAATAAGAAATCTTGCTACAAGTGCGGCCAATCTGGATTGAAAATGGCCGGACATGCTGGAGACTGGCACATGGTAGATTATGACTCCGGACAACGTCATTATTGTGCCGGGAAGCCGGAAGTCGTGGAATCAAAGCCGGAAGCTATTCCATATATCCCGGAAACCGTTATCCCAACCAATGAGACTATCTACGAGCCGAAATATCAGCCATCCGGAAATGGTACTTTCGACCATTTCGCTAAGACGGTAGAGACTTTGGAAGAAATCAGTCTAGAGACCGTTAAGACTGTCCGGAGAATAACTACGGCCTCAGTGCAAGAGTCTATCAATCAATCCGTCCATATGGCTCAGGAAGCCGTTAAATCCATGCTTCCGGTTGAGCATAGAATCACATTCCCAAACCAACCGGAAAGACAACCAATCAAAGGCCGTCCACATTTCACGATGGAAAGGGTTCTATTCTGGTTAACTCAAAGGGAATCAGTCTATTGTGTCGGTCCGGCTGGCAGTGGGAAAACCAATGGCGCAAGTATGGCGGCGGAAATCCTAGGCTTGAGGTATACCGAGGAATCAATGTCCATCATGACTAGCAAACATGATTTAGTTGGTTACAAGTCTCCGGATGGAAAAATGGTAAACGGCTTGTTTAATGATTTCTTCGAAAATGGCGGAGTCGTTGCGTTAGATGAAATGGACGCCGCATCCGCTGAAGTTATGGTTTCTATCAATACGGTTCTGGGAAATGGACATGCAACATTCCCGGACGGTAGAACGGTAGAACGTCATCCGGATTTTGTAGTAGTAGCATGCGGAAATACTTGGGGTAGAGGCTCGAATTCTGGATATATCCGCCAAGAGTTAGATGTTGCCAGTCTTGATAGATTCCAGAATGTTATCTGGGATTATGACGAAGACGCCGAGTTTGATTGGGCTGGTACGGATCAACGTCAATGGGTGGAATGGGTACAGGCTCTCAGGCACAAAGCATCGGAATTGGAAATGCGAGTAGTCATATCTCCAAGAGCCTCAATCAAAGGCGCAAAGGCATTGCGAGCCGGAGGCCGAATTGACTGGATAATCGAGGATACGATATCAAATAAAATGTCCGGCGATAACTGGGATAAATTGATAAATGCAGTCGGCACATATATGGGAAGGGATTAAATTGATTGAAGAAATAAAATTCAATAGCTGGCGAGAGTTTGTCCGGAAAGCCGAATACGGAGAGAAATTAGGAAGCCGGGAAAGTCACTCAAGTACCAAAAATCCAAGCCAACAAAGCTGGGATTTCGGCATGGGATATCAAGGCTCGATTGACGCTGCCAAATCCGGATGGAAGGAAGGCGCACAAAAAATCCAGGCTAGTTTGGATATCCTGAATTCCCATATCAAAACCAAAAGATTTAAGACTCAAGTGATGCCAGCTTACACTCAACCGGGAGTGTTGAATATTGGACGCTATGTCTCCGGACATCCAAAGCCGTACATGCAAAAGAAACAAATCGAGGATGAAACCGGAGACAATAAATCCGGAAAGATAATAAATATCGCCTTTAACATGTCATCCACTAGCGATATCACAAGTAGCGAATTATTCAACAAAGGCGCAACTATAGCGGCCTTGATTGAATTGCTAGAGAGAGCCGGAAAGCGTGTTGAGTTGATAGGCCGAATGATGGCAACCGGAAGTAATAAAGATTCATTACGGTTTCAAGTAATGATTAAGGAAGCCGGAGAGCCGATAGACGTTGATAGGTTGGCTTTCTCTCTAGCACATCCGGGATGCTTCCGGAGATTGGGATTCTCAATCATGGAACAAGCATCTGAGAAAATCCAGAAAGCGGTAGGTATAGGGGCTTTCGGATACGGATATGGGAGGCCTACGGATTGGCAAGAGCCGGATGACGGGATATATATCGGAGAAACCAGCAGTTGGACCGGAACGGAAGCAACCAGAGTCGAATGGATACGGAAGCAATTAGCGGATTACGGGATCACCTGGGAGGATTAATCTCCTCCCGGTATCCCAGGAAAATATAAATATATTTATCAGAGGTGTGATAGTGACTACAATCCACATTGAAACACTGGAATTCCAGCCACTACCAAATGGGGAACGATTACAGGTTATCGGGACATTCCGGTACGAGGCCAACAATGAACGGTGTATCGACCTGAACTACCCTGATATGGGGAACCCTGAGTTCGCTGACATATCCGAATTACTTGAGTATATCTCCAAAAATATCAGGACAATAACACTATTCACCCAAAGAGAGGAATAAATCATGGAAATGGTAGCGACAGCCGGGATAAATCAGATGATCTCAGAGAGCGAGGAATTCAGTGCATCCGTGGTGGATGCTTTGGTTAGGTTTATCGGGCGGGATTGGGGGAATGTGTGTGAGGAGGATTGGGAGGCTAATGATATGGACGCTGATTCTTTGAATGACGGAGGCTCCGGGAGGATCATAGCGGTCTATGAATCAGCCTCCGGGAATCCGTTCTGGATAATAAAAGACTCCCAGGCTATAACCGTTCTATTTCCGGATGAATACTAGGCGAAATATATTTATTGGAGGCTATATCATGACCAACTTAGAATATCTATTCGACCATGTTCGGGGAGTATCTGAGGATATCGCAAAACATGAAACCGTATCCCCAATCATCCACATGCTAACCGGAGAGAACGAAGTGACTATCGGAGTGTTGGACCCTGGCGAAGATAATATCCCAGGGGCGATCCGATCTATCTTAGAATCTATTCAGCCCACGGGATATGTATTCGTGGGGGAGGCTAACGTCCTGAAGATACACCCGGAAGACAGCGGTTTATATGAATCCGGAGAGTTAAACATGCACGATTCCCCATACCTGGAGGAATATATAATCGTGACCGGGTGTGAGCGTGGGGGTGTGGTTGTAGGGTTCTCGGCGAAGATATCCGGAGACGAAGGGGATAGAGAGGTAGCAGACTGGGAATATATGGGAGAGATGGCAATAGGAGAGGCCGTCATAGACAGGTGGTAAGAAAATATATCTCGGAGGAAGTGTGATGGAAAATATAATATTGACCGATATCGAAGGTAGCAGCCGGTTAAGCGGGACTGCCGAGAACGGGGCCAGATGGATTCAATTCCGGGTGGATTATTTCGCCGAACAGGTGGACGGCGAGTGTTCGGAGTGTGGCGCAGTTATAGACGCTGGATGGATGTGTCTGGATGGGGGCGAGGAAGTCTGTGATGACCATGTGACCTTAGAGGATTAGAGGTTGACGCATCTCCGGTAGTTATGCTATTGTGTATGACATAGCTACCGGGGAAATAATTAAAGAGGTGGAATACGATGGCAGGATTAGACCCGGAACAGGTAATTGAGTTCTTAATCCGGCACGATGCGATGGGCAAACCCGAAGATTCCCCCTGGCCCATCTTCGACCCTGAAACTATGGAACGGATACCCGTGGACTTGCATAGATTTATGACCGACGATAAATATCTTGAAGAAGTAATGGGAATCTCATTTGATTCGGAGGGGAAATAAGATGGCAACATGGAGCCGGAAGACATATCAGATGGTAGCGGATGTCATCCACGAGGCATATAAAGACCGGGACACGACGAATATCTGGGATTTGATGCAGAGGTTCGGGGTTGAATTCAAGATGGACAATCCGAATTTTGATGAGGCACGATTCCGGAAGGCTTCTATCGGAGGTGGACAAGATGCAACCTGATAACAACCTAGAATCCCTTGTGCCTTGTATAGCAGAATTAGAAAGAGCGGTTGATTGGGCCTATTCCCTTGTCGGGGGTAGGCCATCCGATTCTCTCCCGGTAGTTATAACCGTCCAGACCAGAGGCCAGCGGAAATCCTGCCTGGGTGCGTTTATAACGAATAAATGGGAAACAAGAGAGGGCCAGTCGGTACATGAGATATTGATCGCCGCCGAAACCCTACACATGGACCCGATAGAGATAATAGGGACGGTTATCCATGAAACAGTCCATCTATATTGCCGGGACCACCATATAAAAGACTGTGCTAATTCCGGGAGGCATAACAAGAGGTATCAGGAAGTTGCCTGGATGTTCGGGTTGGAGTGTGTGTCTATCGGTGACAGCCGGGGATATTCTTACACGAGTTTTGATTCCCAGATGGCTAAACGGATCGAGGAAGAATTTGAACCGGACTACCTGGCGTTTCAATTAGCCCGTAATGCTTCTAGGAGCGAGATTAAGGAGCCTACCATGTCCAAGTGGAGTTGCGGGTGTACTATCGTCCGGGCAAGCCGTGGTGTGGTTGTTAACGCTCCGTGTCGGAGTTGTGGAAATGATTTCGTGAAGGAGGCCAAGTGATGTCTATAGTAAAGGAATATCCAGACTGTGACGAGAACGACTGTGCCTGTGATCAGGGGTCATGTGACCATAGGGTACTGCAAACAGTAATGAAACCATTCAAAGAGTGGGCCGAGGAATATGGGATAGTGGTGGATAGCATCATGTCAGATATCCCGATATCCGAATCAGAGTTCACCGGGAAGGTGGTAGTTGAACGGATGCGGGTGGTAGACCGGAGCAAGTTTGATGCCGCACTATTGCGCCGGGGTGCTAGATGAGTTGGAGCAAGAAATACTTCCCCGGCCTGACAGAACCACAACACCAAGCCAACGACGATTGGTTCAAAGATTCACTGAGGCTCTTGAAGGATACGGGGATACTAGCCGTCCCTGTACTCCAAAAGATTTTCAATAAAGAAGGAAAGGAAGTATAGAATCTGGCCCCCGGTGTAAAAGCCGGGGGCTGTATTTTTTTGCCTATCTATATATATAGGGAAGACACTTCTATTTCCATTCTAAATCGTGATAGTTATATTCTAAATCATGATGGAAATAGATGTGTCGAACATATGACACTATGACTCTAGGCACGAGATGGAAATAGATTTATTTCCTTCTAGTGATATGATGGAAATAGATTTATTTCCGGGGAGAGATGATGTTAGAGGTCGGACAGACCGTGGATCTAACCATGAAAGTGAATAGACAGGACCGGATAGACAGCTACCTCCAGCAGGGGAGACAGTCATATATATATGGTCTGTTATCTGGTGAGGGGTTCGGGTATGTCGGGTGTTCTTTATATCCGTCCAAGAGATATTGGGAGTTGGAGAAGCAAGACAACGACTTGGGTAGCTGGATCAGAAGATATATGCCGAACATGATAATATTGGATATAGTGGGTATAGCTGACCAGTCCAAAGCAGTCCGGAGGTGGGCCAGATATCTAAAGGTAGTCTTGCATAAGAGGAGGAACGGGCATGACAAAGAACTGTAGCCGGTGCGGGGAGAGTTATAATTCCTGGGAGTTGGTGAATGGGTTCTGCTGGTGTGTTCCGTGCTACCGTGCATATAAGGCAAACGAAGCCGCCAGGAGAACAAGCCTCAAGCATATAGATGACTTCATAGAGGACTTGAGAGTTGCTAGGTGAGATAGAGGATATATTGAGTGAGGGTGAGGCTTTATTGATGGAGCCACGGGACCAGTATGATAGTTGTCTGGTCGGGGTGGGATATAGATTTCGTGACGGGCCGTTAGCGGTCTATGATATGGATAGGATTCTATCGGTGTTGGGGGAGGAAATGAGTGAGGGGGATGCCCAGGAATGGTTTGAATATAATACTTTGGGTGCGTGGGTGGGGGAAGGAACTCCGATTTTTGTCCGGTTATTCAAGTAGGTTTATGGTAATATACATCTAAGACTACCAACACTTCCCATCACACCCCACCTCTTTTAAGCGGCCCCAGGGTAACCATCACCCTGGGGTCGTTTTATTTTTTGTCTGAGCTATTGTGACCTAGAACATAATATATGAGCTTGGGTGGGTCCTAGCTCTTGGGCATGTCTATATGTGTTTGCCTGTGAGGGGTAGAACTGGGGTTGACAGTCCTTGACAGAGATGCTATAGTGTGCGACATGACTACCAGCCAAGACGAAAAGCAAGTGCTCCGGATCATATTCCCAGATGAGTTATTAACGCAGTTAGATGAGTATTGTGCGTCGGTGGAGACTCTGTATCCTGGGGTGAATATGAGTAGGAGTGCTGCTATAAGGAGGCTGGTTGAGATAGCCCTGAGAGAAGGGGTGGATTCTAAAGATGGGTATCTATAGAGGAGGCATCATGCCAGACACGGAGCAGACAACAGCGACCTACACCCAGCTAAGAAGCAAGTGCATGGATTGTGGATTGCATTTCGTGATATGCACGGACTATCCGGACTGGTGGAAGAAGAAGGTTACCGGACGCCAACGCCAGACCCCGATGTACTGTCCTGAGTGTGGTCAGCACAAGGGTAGGTTTGTTATCTGGGAAGCAGAGGTGGAGGGGTTCATCTTCCAGGCTGTACCAGGGGATATATTTGAGACGAAAGATGTTCCTTGGAATACCGTAGAGGAACTGAAAGAGGCTATCCGTAAGACTGAGGTGAACTGATGTATATGGTCGGAATAAAAACCCACTCAGACAGGAACTGGGTGATGAACAGTCTGGAGTTCGACACCGAAGAAGAGGCCAGGGAGTACGGTATGGCCCTGGAGAGGGAATGGACCTACCTGACCGAGTGGACGATCATACAGAAAAGTTCGGGGTTCGGAGCGGAGCGTATCATACCCGTCCCCATCACCCGGATAAACACAGGCAAGTCCTGGGTGACGGAACCGTGAGATTGCTGGATCTATTCTGTGGGGCTGGCGGGGCGGCGATGGGATATTCCCGTGCTGGATTCGATGAGATCGTCGGCATAGACAATAAGCATCAACCCAGGTATCCGTTCAGATTCATCCAAGACGATGCTTTCATGTATCTCCAGGCACACGGTCATGAATTTGACGTGATCCATGCCAGCCCCCCATGCCAAAGGTTCTCGCAAGCCGTGAAGAAACAACATAGAGGCAACCACATAAACTGGATATCAGCCGTGAGATGGGTATTGGATGCCAAGGGCTGGTGTTATGTGATCGAGAACGTACCCACAGCCAAGCACGAGATGGTGGGAGCCTCGACGTTATGTGGGTCTTCCTTCGGTCTGCCGATCCGCCGTCATAGGTTGTTTGAATCCAGTGAATCCTTGGATATACCCGTGTGCCGTCATGAAGACTTCCCGGCCATATATCCACCGGCCTGGAACCGGGTTAATCCGTTGCGGGTCATATCTATCAGCGGCGGGTATCAGGGTGGGTCCATCACGCTGGAGGATAAACGGGCGGCGATGGGAGTGGATTGGGATATGAATCTACGGGAATTAAGTGAAGCCATACCTCCAGCCTACACCGAACATATAGGTAGGCAGATCCTGGATATTAAAGTGATGGAAAGATGCCAGAACAATTCATAGTACCCAGTAACAATCATAGGGGGGCATCGGAGAGGATAACTTTCCGGTGCCTCCCGGAACTGAAACGGGAGATCGAGGAATTATTTTATTCTAAACGCTGGCCTTACATGACCATATCCGACCTGATGCGCCATTCTTTATATAGACATGCCGAGTGGTTGGCATCCCAGTCACCAGCGGAGAGCAATATCGCCTATCTTGAGGCACTGATACAGGACCTGAACCGGGAGCATGAATTGGTCCTATTCCAGCGGGTGGTTGAGCATCTTGCCGAGATAGTCACCGAACACCTGAACGCTGGGGATAAAGATGACGCCCAGAGAGCGGTGGGTAAGGTGTTAAGGGCTGTGGATGCCATGCCCCAGGGAAGTATGCGGAATAGATATGAGAAACAGGTGCTTGGGCAGTACGGGTCATTGATAGGGGTAGTGGACGGGAAGAAAAACTTGAAAGAGATAGTCAGTCTATTACCAGAAGATGTGGTTGGGGAGGAGGTCTGATGCTTCCACCTCCAAGCCAGATAATAGACAACCCTAAATTCTCTTCATGGTTTCCGGGCCAGGAGAAGATAGCCATAGAGATACTTGATTGGTTGCAGTCGGATAAACGGTTCCTCTGCGCCAATGTTCCCACCGGATTCGGGAAGTCCATCATCACACTGGTAGATGGATGGTTGTCCGGGGGCAAGGTGGTATATATGACAGCCACCAAGGGTTTGCAGGGTCAGTTATTAGAGGACGGCAAGGGCGTAGGTATGAGACGGATAGAGGGGCAGAATAGTTACACCTGCATAGCCAGTCCTCCCCTTACTGTGGATAGGGCCAGTTGCCATACCGGGTTGGTCTGTCCGGTGAAGGGATCGTGTGAATATTACGAGGCGTTGGACGAAGCCAAATCCGCAAGGATGGTTGTCACTAATTATCACTACTGGTTGGCGCAGAACCATTATGGGGATGGGATATCCCAGAGCCAGGAATATCCGCTGGTGATAATGGACGAGGGACACCTTGCCGGGAGAGCACTGGAGAACCACCTCACTGTTAGTTTTACCTATCAGGATCTAGATAGGTTTGGTGTGGCAACAGTCGCTCCGGAGTGGAGTTGGGAACAATGGCAGTTGTCCAGCCAGAGGATAGCGTCGGAGTTGTGGACCGAGTTACAGGTGGTGAAGAATGAGGCCATGTCTAACCCCTCCCCTACTACATCCCGGAAATACCACCAGATAAAGAGCCTACATATGAGGATGCTGGAGATAGCCGGGGCCAAGGAAGAGTGGATCAGAGAGGTGACTCCGAGTAATATCTCGCTGTGTCCATTGTGGCCTAGAACATACAACCACAGGCTATTCAAAGGCGACAAGATTCTTATCATGTCAGCTACTCTGACCAGGAAGGGCATGGATAAGCTAGGGGTGCCGGAACGTGACACCCACTGGATAGACGCTCCAAGTCCGTTTGATCCTGGGAACTCCCCTGTCCATCACCTGCATAGCATCCGGGTGGATTCCAAGACACCCCCGGAGAACATGGTGTGGTGGGCCAGGAAGATAGACCAGATAATCGAGGGTAGGATGGGCCGGAAGGGGATAGTATTCACCGTGTCCTACCAACGAGCGCAGTTATTACAGAGGCTATCGGAGCACTCGGATATCATGTTCGTGCATGGAAGTAAAGATTTAGTATCGACGGTGGAGAGGTTTAAGAAATCCCCTGCACCTGCTATATTAGTCAGCCCATCAGTCACCAGTGGGTGGGATTTCCCTGGGACTGAGTGTGAATATATCATTATTGGAAAGGTCCCCTGGCCGGATAGTCGGGGCGAATTGATGAAGGCCAGGACTAAAGAAGACCGTGATTGGGGTGCCTTCCTAGCTATGGAGAGCGTGGTACAGGAAGCAGGTAGAGGCACCCGGAGCCAGCAGGACAGATGCGAGATATTCGTAGTTGATGACAACTGGGTCTGGTTCTGGCACAAGTACAGGGAATATAGTCCTTACTGGTTCCAACAGCGGGTAAAGGGGAGCCTGGATATGGTCCCCGAAATCTTAGAAAGGAGGTGAGATATGAATTGCAAGTTTTGTGGAAGTTCAGAGGAAGTCGAGATGCAAGCTGTAGACGTTCCCGGCAACAAAGAACCCATCTGTTTGGGATGCTGGGAGAAGTTCATGGACGCAGCACACGATGAACGATGGCAAAAGGCAGTAGCCGGTGCTCGATACCAATTTAATCAGGAGGGCAACTAATGGTAACCCAGGTTGTTTCGTACCTACCAGAGGATTTTTCGGCGTCGGCTATGATGCCGTTGCCGGGAAGATATTTCATCCAGTCCGTAGTGTTCGTGGATGATTTCGATTACGGCGGCACCCAGGACCAACAGACCGCCGCCAAGTTCACCCTACAGTCCGAAGACGGACAGAAATACGAGCAGTATTACGGTGTCGGAGACAAGAAACGGACCTGGCCCATAGATGAGGGCCAACGCCTGACTGGTGCTCCGTTGACTGAGAGTTGCAACTTCGCTTGCCTGATGGACAAGTCTATCAAGGACGCTGGCTTACCCCGGAATAGATTGATGGACGGAGATGGCAAAGCTGCGGAGATCAATGCGGCTTTCAGCGGAGTGTGGGCAGACTGGAACGCCTTCCTGCCTCCGGGCCGTGCCAAGACCCGGACTGGCAGAGATGGGACTACCCAGGAGAACCGGGGTATCCCGGTGCCTGTCAAGTTCATCATGGATGGGGCTGCTACCCCACCCACACCTGCCGCTCCTGCTACGGAGGCACCCCCGGCTCCCCCAGCCACCCCTCCGGCAGCAGCAGCAACACCTCCCCCTCCAGCCGCAGAGCCAGCGGATTTCGCCGCCATGCTGGGTATCGTACAGGGGATGTTGGCTAACACCGAGACCACCAATGACCGGAAGCAACTGATGTCTGATGTGTACCAGCAATACCCAGGCAGCAAAGTAGTGGCTATGGAGGCGGTGATATCTGCGGAGTTCACGGCGTTCCTGGCTGGCAACGGCATCACCCTCAATGGTGAGGAATTCGCACTTGCCTGATATAAGAGAGAATCGCTCTCTGATGGGATTGTCCGAGGTCCTTGATCCTCCGGGAGAGAGGGCCACGGATAAAGCCCACGTCACGGACCTTATTGCCAGGGTCCTTGGGGATAAGAGGGGGGATTTTGCCTCCCTCCCCCAGAACGTACACAACATCATGGCGATGGGGAGGATATGGGAGTCGGTGGTCAGGGTGGATGTGGCGAAAGCCGCGTTGGATGTAGGGTTGGTGCCATCGGGTCCACAGGTGCTGGAGTTGGACGGGATCATCGGGTCACTGGACGGCAGTGTCTGTGACCTAGAACATGGTATGGTGATTCCCAAGTGTGTGGTTGAAGTGAAGTGCCGATTCTCCCCCGCCTCCAATCCCAGGGACAACAAGAGATATATGTATCAGGGAAAAAGTTATTGCTGGATGCTGGGGGTGGAGGAGTTGTGGATGCCTATCCTCAATATCAGCACCAGGCCACCAAACGCAGAGTATGTGCTGTATAAGATGAGGTTCTCCAGGCTGGAGTTGGAAGAGAACTGGAAGATGCTGGTAAATATGAAGGAGTATGTAGATGCCTCTAAGTGATTCACTGAAGGAGATATGGACCCCGGCAAAAACTGAAGTTCCCAGTCGGCTCTTGTGTGGGATCAACGGGGAGAAGGGACATGGGAAGACCACGTTTGTTCTGAGTGCTCCTGGTCCTATATTTTATTTCAAGTTTGAGACCGGGGACGAAGGGGTGATAGAACCGATAGCTGCCACCGGGAAGGAGATATATACATATAAAGTATATTTCCACCGGGGTAACCAGCAGGCGGTCTGGGATGAGTTCCTGACTGCGGTGGAGGTGACCTGCACGGAGTTGTTCGGGACTGGTGGGACGGTGGTGTTTGATACGTTCACCGAGACCTATGAGTTGGCAAGGATGGCCCACTTCGGCGGGAGACTGGCCCAGGTTCTACCCAGGGAGTACGGGGTGGTCTATCAGGACATGAAAGAGATAACCAGGCTGGTGGAGGGTGCCGGGTTGAACGGGTGCTTTGTCCACAAGATGGGAAGGGCCTGGGAGTCCAAGGATTTAGAAGTAAAAGGCTGGGAAGATCACAAGTGGGACATGCAGTGTGTCCTGAGACTACAGAGATATATCCATAATACTGATGTAGATGACGCTGGTCTCGGGGATAGATATACCGGCTATGTGAACGAGTGCCGACAGAACGCATCCATCATCGGGACGTGGCTGGAGAATAATACCCTGGATTTCCAACACCTCATAGGGCTGGTGCATGGTAGTGGGGAGAGCCTGGAAGCCCTGACTGCGAGGCTGCTTGATACTTCTAACAACAGCAGCCAATGACCAGGACTTACTCAGATATTTCGGTGGGATAGCCATAGCTGCCCCGATACCATTAGGTGATTTTATATTTGAGGGGTTGTGGGTGGGTGGTGAGCAGATAGATATCCTGGGTGAGCGGAAGAAGATCCCCGATCTGATCCAGTGCATAAATGATGGACGGCATCTGAACCAGGTACGGGGAGCCAGGGAAGGGGGGTTCAGGTTTATCTTCCTGGTGGTGGAGGATATATACCGGGAGAGTAATGATGGGATGGTGGAGTACCGGAGAGGGACCGTGTGGAGGAGCACCAATATGGAATACCACAGGATGGATTCCTACCTCCTACAGTTAGATTATTACAGCGGGGTCAGTGTGTTCCGGTCCAGTCACCCGAAAGAGACAGCCCATAGGGTGATAAACCTCTACCATATGTTCCAGAAGCCCCCGGAATCCCACAAGTTATTGGAAGGGTTTTATTCTGCGCCAGCCCCGGTGGTGCCGCTCAATGGTAGACCCTCCCTGGTAAGAAGGGTAGCCAAAGAATTACCAGGGGTAGGCTGGGAGTTGAGTGGCAGGGCTGAGATGGAGTTCGGGTCAGTCAGGGAGATGGTGAACGCCGACGAGTCCAGATGGGAGAAGTTGGATAAGGTCGGCCCAGGAAAGAGCAGGAGAATCATAGAGAGTCTGGAGAGAAGTGATGGCTAGATCAATGTGTCCGGTATGTAACAAGGAAGCAGGAGTACGACCTAGCAGCGGGAAGTTGAGCCTACACAGGGTAACCAGAAGAGGAAAGACCTGTCTGGGTTCCGGCAAAATACCAGCAGAAGAGGGAGAGATAACTATGGTGGAGATAGGGGAAGCAACTGGGGTCTCAAGTGAGAGGTTGGCTATCTGGGATGTGATAGTTGAACGCCAGAGGGTGCAAGGGTTCCCTGACTACGCCAGGAAAGCGCACTCCAAGTTTGGTTTATTAACCAGCCTGGGGTCCAATGCTGATGGTGTGGCTAGGTGTATAGCGTGTGGGTTCATATTCCAGGAATGGACAACCGCCCGGTCCCATGAGTGCTCATATGAAGAGAGGTTCCGGGCATATACCGGGCGCAAGATTCGGAATAAGAAGCTGAAAAAATACTCAAAGAAAGCAGAGATAGTGGGAAAGCTAGACCCTCCCACACTCTTCCCGACTCCACTTACCAGCACTCCAGCTATCTCCATAGACCCCCACGTCTATGCTGGTGAACTGATCCGGCTGGACGTGGAGAACACAGAGTTAAAGGCGAAGATAGTTGAACTGGAGAAGGAACTCAAGGATATCAGCGTGGAACTGGATACCTTCTACACCTCAAAGGATATCCCGGTCTCTGAAGGGTTGATATCCAGGCTCTCCAAACAATGGGGAAGCAAGCCTCCGGGCAATGAGAGCATGTTCCCCCAACGATGAATGAAGAATATCCTAAATATATTCAATACCTGAAGATGGTCCTGATAGATGACTCCTCGGAGGAGACAATACCCAGGTGCTGTATATTCTGCGGGGAGGTCATCCACGGTGATCTCAAGGAACTGGAAGACCATGCGATAGTCACTCATAAGGAGATTTTAGGTGCTGCTGGAATCAGGAATAAACGTACTGTTTGACGCTAACCGGGCGTGTGCCGAGTGTGCTCTCCGGGATGACTGCCGGGGTCCTGTCCCTGCGGAAGGTCCGATGGATGCCAGGGTTGCGTTCATCGGGGAAGCCCCAGGGTCCAACGAGGACAAGACCGGCAAGCCATTCCGGGGGGCGGCTGGTAGATATTTTGATTCTCTCCTCCGGAGCGTGGGGATAGACCGGGATGAGGTCTGGGTGAGTAACACCACCAAGTGCAGACCCAAAGGGAACCGGACCCCTACCCCGGAGGAGGTGGGATATTGTGCTAGTAGGTGGCTGGACGTGGAATTAAATATGGTCCAGCCGGAGATCATAGTCCCGATGGGTGACGCCGCCATCAGTCATTTCCTGGGGGAAGGGATGGTCAGGGACAGGCACGGCATCCCGGTCAGGAAAGGAGGCAGGGATATATTTCCTGTCTACCACCCGGCAGCGGGACTCCATAACACTGGATTGATGTCGGATATCCAGGCTGACTTCCGTGGACTGCGGGAGGTGCTGGACGGGGTATGGGAGCCAGTAGAAGACCAGTTCCCCATCACTAGATACAAAGACATGAGGGGGAAGGAGATACCTGGCGAAGACGACGGAAGGCTGGTATCTATAGATACAGAGATAGTTGATGGGGAGTTGTGGTCGGTGCAGTTATCAGACGCAGCCGGGGAAGGGTTCTTATTCCAGACCATCCCGGTCAAGCTATCCAACTGCACTGTTCATAATTATCTATTCGACGCCCAGTATGTGGACCTGCCCGAAGACACCAGAGACACTATGCTGATGGCATATCTATTAGGGTTGCCCCAGGGGTTGAAGGAGTTATCCAGGTCTCTCTGCGGCATGGACATGGAAAGCTACCTGGAAGTGGTGTCTGAATACAGCAAGGAGAAAGCCCTGGGATATCTCAAGGAAGCTGTTTTAGAGGAGTGGCCTGATCCCCCAGCCATAGAAGATATAGTCTGGAACAAGAAGCAGCAACGGTTGGATATAAAGACCAAGAAACCCCAGCATATATCCCGGAAGATAAAACGGATACTGGCTGACTTCTACGGCGGGAAGAAGAACAAGTCCGGGGAAGACGTGAATCCATACCGGCGTTGGATGAATATAGATTCCCGTGAGCGTAGGGTGGTGGAGTGGGTTCTAGGTCACATGCCGGAAGGCAACCTGTCCGATGCCCCGCCAGACAAGATGCTCCACTACGCTTGCCGGGATGCTGACGCCGGGTTCCGTGTCCATAATATCCTCTGGCCCATGATAATAGAGAAGGGGATGCTCCCGGTCTATGTGATGGACCAGGCTACCCTGCCAGTTGCCCTGGAGATGATGAAGAACGGGATCAAGATAGATGTGGGAGGGTTGAATAGATTATCCTCCCGCTATACAGAATCCATGAAGACGGTTGCTGAAGAGATATTCCAGATGATGGACAAACGGTTCAACCCCAACAGCGACGACGAACTGAGGGTGTTATTCTTCCAGGACCTGGGGTTCGTTCCCACCAAGACCACACCAACCGGGCTACCGTCAGTGGCTGGGGAATCACTAGCTAAGATAGACCACCCGGTTGTGAAGCTGATAGAGGAATACCGTCACCTGGCACATCTAAGGGATAGTTTCTGTGACACCTTGCCGGGGAAGGCAGATGTAAAGGGGAGGGTACACCCCACCATCCGGACCACCAGGACAGCCACAGGCAGGTGGTCTATGGCTAACCCTAACTGCCAGCAGATTCCGGTCAGGACTGCGCTGGGAAGGGAGATACGCCGCCAGTTCGTAGCTGATGAGGGGAATAAGCTGGTGGCTATAGACTACTCCCAGATAGAACTGAGGGTAGCTGCTCATCTGAGTCAGTGTAAGTCTATGGTGGAGGCTTTCCGTGAGGGTAGAGACATCCACACCGAGACGGCTATGAGGTTATTCGGGACCCTGGAGCCGTCCTCCTATATGAGGTATGCCGCCAAGACCCTGAATTTCGGGGTGATCTACGGTATCACAGCGGAGGGGTTCCAGGCACAGATGCAGGTAGAGGGACAGGACTGGACGGTGGAGGACTGCCGGGGGTTCATCAAAGAGAACAATTCCCTCAGACCGGAGTTGTGGGACTGGCAGGAAGAGACGAAGGCTTTCGCTATCCGTAATGGTTATGTGGCAGATATGTTCGGGAGGAGGAGATATCTCCCGGAGATACTGTGTCCGGTGGAGTGGATCAGGAATAGCGGTGAGCGTGAAGCTATAAACATGCCGGTCCAGAGTGGGGCACAGGGAGTTCTAAAGATGGCTATG